TCGAGGTCTCCTTGACCCGATCCTTTATGACAAGAGGCATTATCTAACCTTTTTTTAGGTCAGAGTAAATACGCCAGTTGCAGCAGGAAGAATCGTCAGTGTATTGGGCGAAGTTACCGTGAATTGTGAGGTAGACAATCGGCAGAAGCACAAAAGTTTGCCAGCAGTAGCACCAGTCGAGTTACGAATTACAGCAAACTTCACGTTAGTCAAAGGAGCGCCAGAAGCCGTAAATGTCAGACCCACTGTCGAGTAAGTAAACTTCTGCTGTTTTGCCGAAGCACCAACAGTCCACTGCCCCGTTGCCGGAACAAGGTTCTTACCACCCGTCACATACCCGCCCGTAGCCGAGATCTCATTGGTGATCGAAGCATAAGTACTTAGGGTAAATGTCGAGGTGTTACTAGCCGAACGGGCCAATAACATTTTAAATACACCAGCACCAAGGGTAATCGTGCCATTACCGATATACCGTTTAGCGCTGTTATAGAGTTGCCATGCAGATGCAGCCATTTTAAATCTCCTTTAAATCAGCGCACGAAGCGCCAGTTTCTAAAATATGACGGAGTAACCCGCCACGAACATCTAACTCAATCTCGTCACCTAACATCTTGATCAAGTCAACGAACTCCTGAGCCTGAGATACCATCCAAGGATGACATTGGAAAATTTTGCCTCCAACATTAACCGGAACTACAGGCTGACCATCATTTTCTTTCTGTTCGTAGGCATGGTGCTTATCGCCGTCCAAGCATGAATCACAACCAAAAATATGGAATCTTTTGAATCCCAACATTCTAAACAAAGGGATAGCCCTTAACAAGACCGTGGAACCACCCGGAACCGGGAACCAGCGCTGGTATTGGTTCGCCAAAAGTTCATTGATCATGTCCGCACTGGTGTGCCAGATGTAGGTCTGCTCTTTAGGAACCTTGGCAAATACCGAAGGATCGCACTGGGAGGCAATAAAGTACTTGCACTCAGAAATGATGGGTTCTACAAACCGGCTATTAAACTCCCGGGCGTCTACCATGACCATCGCTGAAGGCTTAATTCCGTTGTCAATACAGAACTTATAGGCGTTATTGATGGTAACGAGTTTGACCCCGTCTTCACGCAGTTTGCGGATTTCCTCGATATTCTCAGCCAAAGATGGCCCACCACCCACAATCATTACCTCTACGTCGTTCGTGGGATAGGGCTGAACCTGCTGGAATCCCAAAGTAATGTTGGCTTTGACGTTCTCTTTGACCTTTTCCTCAGTCGTATTTAAGACGCCCCTATCAACAAACTCCTTGCCTGACATCCATGCCGAAACATAAAAGTATGCGTAGCCGTCGGCCTCTTTTGACCATTGGATCAGGCACTTGCGCTCGTTGAACTTATTGAGCCACCACTCATAGGGGTGGACGCTCAGGTGGAGCCTGTGGCCTACGATCTTGCCCATCTCATCGTCTTGGGTGCTGATCTGGAAGAATACGTGCTGGCAGGCATCTAGGCAGTTATCCAAGACACGGTCTACGTGATGGGGGCGAATGTGCTCCATAACGTCCGTACAAAAGCCATACGCCGCCTTGATCTCCAAGGGCTGGGATAGGTCATGCTCCTTAAACCGCAGGGCGTGGCTCTGGGTCTCAAGCATTGGGCGGATGTCAGGGTCTAAGCAGTTATCTGCAAAGTCCACCATCGTCACATCCAACCCGCCAAAGAAGGCTAGGTTCAAAGCACCACGGCCTGTGCCGCACCCAAGGTCAATGACAGAAGCACCACGGGGAGGCTTGGCCTGAGCCATAAAATCAAACGCCGCACCCTCGCCCGGGGCTACGGCTCGATACTCAGGCTTCTCCCACATCATGCGGTACAGGTCTTTCTCCAAGGGACGGACACTACTGACCGTAACCACTGGAGGTTTGCCTATAACGCCTGTTAACGCTGTGCTCATCTTTATCCTTAATTTAATCGTATGAGGGCTGAACTTGAATCATTAACCGGGAACTGAACTGTGAATGTCGTAACAGAAGTCTTATCTGAACCGAAGTCCAGAACACATATTGCCGTTCCACTACTCTTATAGATAAGCGCACCACGGGCTGTAATAGCCGCAGTCCAAGAGGTATCAGCAAAGTCCACATAGGCTATGCCATCCGTGCCAAGCGTGACCGATGGGGTTAGGGTATTCCCTGTAGCCGTGTAGCCTGTAGCCACCACTTCTCCTGTGGTCGTATAAGCCGTCGTTGAGGCATTTAGGGTTGCCGTGTTGTCGTACAGGGCGATCTTGATGGTGTCCACCAAAAAGTCCACATCCCCTTTAAACAGGGCTTCTTTGAAAGAGTTACAGGTGAAGTTGCCTTGGAATGCCATTATTTCACCGGATAACGTACTTGAGGTGTGCGATACATATCCTGACGATCTTTTCCATCACCAAGTTGTTTAGCCATCACAAAGGCTTCGTTATACCGCTCCATGTAGTTTTTTAGTACATCAGCCTCAGACTTCATGAACGCAGCAGCCTCAAGCAAAGAGCCATAAAGCAACAGGGAGTCAAGGTTATCCCCAAGCCAAGTTGTACCAGCAGTGGTAATTGACTGTGGATAGTAGAAATAGTGCAACTCCATGCTGTAAGAAGCGTCCGGGGTCGGCCCAAGGATGAACGTGTTCTCGTCAAATATGGCGTAATGGGTTGGCGCACCACTTACCGCTGGGAACGGAAAAGCCTCACGGATGTAGTTCACATCCTTATTTAGCAAATACTCATAACTACCGTCAGCGTTAATCCTTGCAAGAGAAAACGTAGCCAGCCAATCCACTGGGGTAGCCAAGTACTTATTGTTTACAGTGGAACTTCCCGTTACGTTTTTCCGCAGGGCTGGGAACTGGATAGAGTTATAAATCCGCTGTTCAGCCTGCTGCACAAATCGAGCAATCTGTTCAGCGGACGTAAGACCACCCGCTCCCACAGCCTGTGGGAAGTCGTTTTCAGAGTAAGCCTTAATCGAGGCAGTTAGTTGCGTGTAATTCATTAGCCCATCTTTGTGCTGTTGCTGTTACCCCGGGTGGTGTTTTTAGTACCACGAGTCCGCATTGTCTGGGTGTTGGGGATCGCATTTGGATACCCATTCTGACCCATTGTATCGGTATAGGGCTTAGGCTGCGTGTATTTGCCAATAGGATCGGCAGTTTCAGCAGGGAAAAAATCGCACTTATCGTTGGCTTGGCTCATATTAGATCCCCGTTTTTCTGACCATTGACATTGGTTTTTTCTGGTTGGCGACTTTTGCCATCCCACGTCCTAGTTGTTTCATCTGAAGGTTGGTTTTACCACCCCGAGCCAACTTCTTGACATTGGAATCAGGGTGAGCCTTGGCGCCCTTCTTAGCCATATGTTTCTTTAATACTTCTTTAAGATCCATTTTAAACTCCTTAAGTGGTTGCTACTGTTACGGTTCCAAGTGAGATACCTAAAACCAGATTATTTGGGGTAAGACTCGCATCATTTGCCCTTGACCCACCAACCGGATTCCAACCCCATTGAATGATTCTACTTCCTCCAGAGGGATCACCGCTACCCAATTGTCCCGTTGTCCCTGTATCTATCTGTAGCCCCGTATAACCCGCTTGTAAGTACGTCGTGTCTGGGCGTGGGTTTTGCAGGGCCTGTGGGTCGTAAACCGGGTACATCCCCAACTGTAACTGGGGTTGGTCTGGCTCCCAACAGGTAGGGCAAACTAGCAGATTGATGTTTTTGGTCTTGATTACTAATTTTTTAAGTTCCTTTAACTGATACCGAAACCCGCATCTATCACATTGGGATATTGCCCACTTACCAGAAGCAAACTTTGGCCCAGCCATATGGCATCCTAATAAAAGTACTGCCGTGGAGACAGCCGCAAGGAAGCCTTTTCCCGGTCTTCACTTGAACCAAGCAACCACTGTTCTTCGTAGGACGCCTTCAGCATCTCGATCCTATTCATGGCATCAGGTATCTTTAAAGACAGGTAATAAGCCAATCCAGCCGCCATACAAGGGATCATACGGAAAGGAACGTCCTCGGTGTTAACACCGTTCCCAGCGTCTTGGATACGTCGCAAACGCCAGTAAACAAAGGAATAAAAGTTAGACTGGTCTGGGGCAGGCCACACACAGATATTGGGCAGGTTTCGCACCGTCACAATAGCCCCGGCAGTATGTCCAGTAGCCGTGCTGTTATCTACGCCACGAACGCAGTTTTGTAGGGTATTCCCTGATATTTCGTTGTAACCAATAGTCTCGTTGTCCAGTTTTATAAACCCGACATAGTTCAAACCTTCTACAGAACTGAGCGTAATAGTGTTAGAAGTCGAGGTAATTGTGGTCGCTAGGGTCTTGGTTGTGACATTCTCATACCCACTTTGGCGGTCAATCCAAACTTGAATCGGCCTGCCTTGGGCGTTTTTATTAGGGATTGTGGCGTAAGTAGAAGACGAGATCCGATTGATATTGATGTCGGTCTGCGGAATACCCG